TTCCGGAGCCGTCAAGCTGGGAGTAAACGCGGCTTTCGGAATATTCATCTTCGCGCCATACAGTCCAAGAGCCTGAAAGCGTCGTCCAGTAGTTTGTTTGCAGCACACCGTAGTCCCGGAAATCCTCATACCAGATGAGGGCAGAGTCTGGCTTTCGCCTCAGCATTTCGCAGGTGAGCTTGAAAGCTCTGTCCGGCTGACACTCGTTGCCGTCCACGTCGATAAAGTGGCGTGGAGAGAGCGTAAAGGTCGCAGTGCCTGCAGAGGGAGCCTCCGAAAAGCTGCTGCAAACACGGTAGCCGTAAAACTGTACGCCTTTTACATCAACGGATATCACGATGGTGTGCGTTCCGGCAGATAGTGAAATGCTGCTGGCGAGCGTCGTCCAGAAGGTGCTTCTCCAATATGGCCACCAGAGCCTGCTTTCCGTAAAATGCGTCGTGTTGCCGTCAATCGAAACATAAATGCCGTTTTTATCCCAGAAGGGATAGCAGAGCCGGATGGCAATGTCGTAGGTTCCGGCGCTTGATACGGAAAAGGAATATGTGGCAGAGCCAGCGTCACCGAGAGTGGCCAGGCCGTTTTCAAAGGATACTATGCCGGAGTAAGAGCTTGTCGTTCCATTCGCATCCACATAAATGGTGCCGAACTCTGTGTGTTGCTCTTTGCTGTAAGCGGTCAGGTAATGCCGCCTGTTATAGGTTCCGTTCATCAAAGGATACTCATAGCTTGTGGCGTCCCTGCCTTCCATGAAGTCGTAGACCTGCGGAAGCGCCCAAGGTACCATGTCGTAATCGTCCCAATATGCGAGGATCGGGATGAAGGGCTGCGGAGGAGCATCGTCCGTGAAGTTGTATTGCCCGGTCATCCAGTTCTTTGCCGCATAGTAGGTATTTGATGTGCCGCGATAGGTTTTACCGAGGTTTGCAGGAAGGTCATAAATCTGCCAGTTCCAGCCGTATGCAGGAAGGCCGAAGAATATCTTCTCCGGATTCATGACTGTGACCGCATAGTCGTAAATGCCCTCCAGCCAGTCCCTTGGAGAGACGGCTCCGGGAGCAGAGCCTGCCCACGCCATGCCATAGCTCATGATGGCCGCCGTATCACAGTAAGCGTTGAGATCGCCGTAAACGCACCAGTTTTCACCTCCGACCGAGCCGTTGATGGAATTCATACCCGGCAGGCAGATATTCATGAGCTTGGAAGAATCGTAGCTTTTAACGGTGTTATAAATGTTGCGGAACATGGCCGTAGACGCTGTGTGGGTAGAATAACCATCGCCTTTTTCGAGGTCGATGTCAATGCCGTCACACCACGGGTATTTCTGCATGATCCTCACGAGCTCTGATAGGAACATATCCTGAGCACCGTTTGTGTTATCACGCAGCGCCCGGAAGATGCTGTTGTAACCGTCATTTGCTACCGTAAGCAGCCACTTGATGTGTGGGTACATATTGACGTAAGTGAGCATGTCCGATATAGCTACGCCACTTTCATAGATTTCTCCGGTTGCTCTGACTTTGAAGGAGAACAGACCGATCTGGCTGATACGGTCGCCATAGTTGCGAAGCGCCGTATACATGCGTGCATTGCCCATGAAGGTCCACACCATGATTTTCTTTCCCTTGAGCGTATCCATCAGAGTATTTCACCTCCATCGTCCATTTCCTGCATAGCAAAAAGTAACCGTGCCGTTTTCCCTTGTGGGAGCGTTACCCGGTGCTTAGAATCCCATGCCGCGCTGTATTGATAAAAACCTTCTTTCACGGCAGGATTTCCATTATGTGTGCATTCCCGCGTAGAAGCCAGAATTGCCACATCATCGTCAGCGGCTACGGCAAACGGGAAAGAGGCCCGCTGTCCGCCGACGCCTTGTGCCAGCTGCATTTCACCTGCATCAAGAGCCTGCTTGGGATATAGGTGAATATCCAATCCTGCCGAAGTCCCTCCGAGGTTCAATAGGATCACCGTTTCCTCGGAACGAACGATCCCGTTAAACCAGACCGGATCGTTCTCGGATTTTGCAAGACACTTCTCCGTGTGCGATGTGTAGCCAGTCAGCGCAGGACCTTCCTGCAGCATGAGGTCCGTAAACCAGATGATGCCGGAGCAGTCGGTGATGGTAGGAGTCACCGTAATGCTGGCCACGCGCTTCGTCTCTTTTTTATTGATGACCTCCGCCAAGCGGGTGAAAATCAAATCAGCCATCGAGCGTCCACTTGATCTCACAGGGATGTCCTACCCATCCCGTAGCGACGGCACCGGCTTGCAGCATCAGATCAGTGATATAAACGGTGCCGGTGCAGTTGGTAATGCAAATGCGGATCGTGATTGACTTGATGCGGGAGCCATAGTGTTCCGGCGCGACCTTGGCTGAGGTTTTTGAAAAATATGCCATACGCGCCTCCTTTAATACAGATCGATGAAGCGAGTTTCTGTGGTCCCGTCTTCATATTCGATCACAACTTCAATGCCGACCTGCGAGCTATCTGAGAGCTTCGTTAAGTTCTCAGAGGCAATTTGTGCAGAGAGGGTATAGCTGTCACGATTGGCAGGATACACTGTCTGTGACAGGCTCTTTGTCATACCAGATACGCCTTCGGCCTTAAAGGAAGCCGTACCGGAAGCACCGTTTTCACCGTCAGCTTCAAAGCCGGAGCTCGTCCAATAAGCCAGCTCATCATCGGCGCGGGAATTACGCAGCAGGTTGAAGGGTACCAGTTCACGGATGTCGTTGTTGGATACCATGCTGGTGCCACCGAGCGTATCAGCTGCGTTGTCCCATTGACTTGCAGAGCTTCCCAGATTTTTAAGTGTGGTGGATAACTCCAGCACCGTATTCCACGGTTCCTGCAGGTTGTATTCTCTACGGACCACGCGGGTGGTGACAGAAAGGCCGAGCTCTGCATCCTCCACACGCACATAATCGCCAAGTTCCCACGCTTCATGTTCATATCCGGTCAGGACGGAAAGGTCCATCGCATTCAGCACATAAGAGATGGTGGGCTTGCAATATTGAGCCAGCCGCATGGCTGTATACTCTCGCATCTGATAAGGGTTGGTGAAAGAGGAGCAGTCCAGTGTAGAGATACGCACATCCGTTGTATAGGTGAAATCTTCCAGATATGGCTTGCCGTTATTGATACTGGCGAAGGTCATACCTTCCGCGCCAACGGCATATAGCCTTGTAACGAGGCTGCGGGTATCTACCACGCGCTCGATGGATTTCATGTTTTTCCGATAAGCGAACAGAGCGCCGCTATCCTTGCCGTTTACCACCAAAAGATGCACGAGCCGGTTAGCGCAGTCAAAGACCAGATCACCGCCGTGAAGGTCAGCTACGTTGCGCAGGATAGAGAGCGCGTTTTTCTCCGAGCTGGTCCATGTGCGCTTAGTCCTGACAGTAACCGTTCCGACAGACCACTCAGTTCCAGCAAGCGCATAAGCCATAGCAACCTCCGGATATTCTGCCTCGAAGGTTTTTTCTTCCTTCAGGACTGAGAATGTCAGATCATAAAACTCCGCCTCGGCATAGACCTCTGTGATGGAGTTGCCGTCCATATCCTTGGAATCTGTGACCGTCCGCACCTTATAGATATCATCAACAATCTGAATTTTCTTCTCGCTGTCGATATGAGTACGCTTGGCATCCTTGTATGGAATTTTGAAGGTTAGTGTATCCTCGCCATTGATTTCACCGGTGACGATGATGTCGTAGGCGTTTTCAAGAACGGCTTCCCATGCACCATTATCATCCAGCACCACAGGACGGGAATAGCCGATCTTCTCATAGGGAGAGCGCGGAATATCATAGAGCCTGATATCCACGACCTTTGGCGTCAGGCTGGTATCGCTTGTAGTGAGCGTTACCCGGAATCGAATATAGGCCCGGTTCGGAGAGGCCAGTTTCCCGTCAGAGGGCACAGCTACCCAATCGCTCCAGTCCTCCAAATCATCGCTGGTAGAGGTTTCCACAAGGGAAATTGCCGTGGTACCGGATACATATTCGCTGGTTACCGACACGCGCCCACTGCCGGAAAGATTACATTCCGCAGCAGCTGTGGTCAGAATACCCTCAGAAGGATAAACACCACCGGAAGCCCGGAGGATGACTGCATTTTCTTCGGTCAGACCGTCCACATCGCTTGTCGTATCACCAGCATTGGCACAGACCGCTGACAGGAAATAATTTGCAAGATCCTCTGTGGTAAGCTCCGAATCACAGTCCAAGAACCAGTCGTCAAATCCACCTGCGTACCAATAGGAACTATTCAGCATTCCCCATACAAGATCAGCGGTGCAGGAGCGGTTCAGTGTTCCGCTAATCGTCAAGGTCGACGAAGTCCATACTTCACCGGAAGCCTTATCACCAACTACATACCATGCCTTTTGATTGTTCGGTTCGATCACAGCCGCGATAAAATACCACTTGGCGTTCTCCAGAGAAAACGGTGGCGTCACTGAAGTATCGAGGATCAGGGAGCCGGAAGAGTTATATAACATCAGCCTCGGCTTCCCACGGATCAACGACAGATAAAAGATCGGATTGCCGGTACCTGCACGTGTAGATAAAAGCGGAGTATAGGTATTGCCGACAGAATAAGTGGTTGGACGCATCCAGCCGCCGACAATGATACGCT